AGGATTAAGAGTACATTCAGGCTTTACTATACTCTAACTGTATTAGAGTAATAATATAGTAATACAATTTTAAGGAGGAAAAATTATGTCAGAAAAATCGTTAAATCTTGAAACACTTGCAGGTGGAGCATTCACAGAAAGGGTTAATCAAGCTATTCAGGAGGTGATGGAGAATATAGCTGACCCTAATACAGCATGGAAAACTAAAAGAAAAGTTACTATAACAATGGTATTTGAAGCAAGTGAAGATAGGGACATAACAAATGTTGACATAGTAGCTAAACCAGCACTAGCGCCAAAGAAAGGAGTTCATACAAACATAATAATAGACAAACAACTTGATGGCGAAATAATTGCAGCAGAGTATAGAAAACAAATACCAGGGCAACAGGCAATTAAGGTAGACAGTGAAACCGGAGAAATCATTGAAAATAAACCGGATGTTAGTGGACTTCAAATAGTAAAATAATTAATTTTTAGGAGGAATTTATAATGGAAAATTTAAACGGAAAAGAAGCATTGCAGTATTTAGTAGGTTTAGGATATGAAAAGGAACCAATAGTAAAAACAGAATTAGGATTATACACAAAGGAAAATCTAGCAAGGCTAAAAGCACCAAAAGCATCGGCATTGGAAGTATCAACTTTAACAGGATTAGTAGACTATATAAAAGCAAAAATAGATGTATTGCCAGAAGAACTATTAATCCATGTTGAAACACCAACAAAGGTTAAATTATATAGCCCACTTAATGGTGATAGGGACAGAGAAGAATTTATTTTTGCTAAAGCATTATTACCTGACAATATAAGATTTAGTAAATTTTTAGATACAGAAGATTTTAATATCATGCTTCAATCAAGTTTTGTTAATAAGGCTGATAAGGAAATACTCTTAAAATTAACTGGGTTAATAAAAGAAAGTGGAATAAAGGAAATTGGTGATGATGGAGTAAGCCAAGCCGCAACTATAAAGACTGGAGTTGCTACGGTTGGTGATGTAAAAGTACCTAACCCAGTAACATTGGCACCTTATAGAACATTCCCAGAGATAGAACAGCCTGAAAGCAAGTTTATATTCAGAATGCAATCAGGTCCAAGTGCAGCACTATTTGAAGCAGATGGAGGAGCATGGAGAAATGAAGCAATGGAAAGCATAAAGGAATACTTAACTAAATCCTTAGAAGGGCTAGACAATATAAAGATAATTTCATAATAATTGGACAGGCTAACACCTGTCCCCTAAGGGGATGAAACATTGGAGGAATATAAATGTTGTGAGGTTTGCGGAAGGAATATTGTTGAACGACATCACATTATTTTTAGATCACAAGGTGGCTTAGATTTTCCACTTAATTATAAATACTTATGTAGTGAAGATCATAAAGGAAACAAAAGCCCACACAGAAATAAAAAAATAGACCTGGAGTACAAGCAAGAACTCCAAGCCAAATTAAAAAGTATATTAGACAAACACTATTATACAGAGAATGAGTTAATAAAGCTACTAGAACTCAATCGAACACAAGCACATAAGATTTGCAGAAAGTTTCCATTATACAAAGAAGGCTATAAAAAAGAGGATATTATAAGGCGGTTATTGGGAGGTCGGATTTATGAGCAATAAGGAAAGGGCACAATTAACTTATATTGCACTTCAGAGAAGAAAAGCAGCAAGAGAAAAGGGAATAGTAGATGCTAACGGCTTCATAATAGACAATACACTTAGAATTCATAAGAGGACAAGAAGGTATGGTAAGTGAATTGGACACAAGAGCAGTATGAGGAATATTTAAAAAGGCAAGGTAAAAAAGTAGACAAGCCTAAGGAGAAAAAACAGAAATATAGCAATAAAGGTATCTGGTATGATGGTTTATTTTTTAGGAGCCAACTTGAATGCAAAAGATACTGCCAGCTAAAATTATTATTCCATGCCGGAGAAATAGCAGGATATATATTACAACCTGAATTTATTCTTCAGGAAGGCAATGAAACTAATAAAGCAATAACCTATAGTGCTGATTTTCTTATCTTAAATAAAGATGGTACTTATGAGGTTGAAGATACCAAAGGCTATGAATCAGAGCAATGGAAGAGAACATACAAGCAATTCAAATTAAGGTATCCAGGTATTGAATTAAAAGTATTAAAAGAAGTGTAGAGGGGTGCTGCTATGAAGGATTATTTAAATAAAGAGGAGAGATTACAACTCCTCTTCCTTAAAAAATATATAGATAACTTAGAGAAAATGCTTGAATCACAAAATATTACTAAAGAAGAACATAAGAACTTAAAAATGGCTATGAGTTTTGGATTAAAAGGGTTCAATTCCAAAGTAGAAAGATTAAATGAAACAGCTTTAAAAACATTCTGGAACAGCATTAAAGAAGCTTTTATCAATGTTGAAGATAGGTATGCAGTAGAAATGTATAATAAAAAATTACACACTGAAATGGATGCTGCATATGAGCTTAATAAGGATTATTACAGACTGATAGAGTTAATGTTTGATAACAACTGTAAGAATTGTACTAAGAGTAATAGAGAATGTGAGATATACAAAGAATTTGAATCTCATTGTATACCCGATCCTGGGGAGGATAACGGTAACTGCAGATATGCTTATTCAGAGGTAAAAAAATGATTATTTTAGAAGATGTTGATTTTCAGTGGAAGCAGAAAGACATTGATAAAGTTATTAAATTGTGGAATCAGAATATAAATTTAAGAGTAATAAGTGCGGCAATAAAAAGGGATACTGATGAAACATTTTTATTATTACTTCATTTAAGCAGGAAAAGACAGATTAAAAGAAGAGATAACGGAATATTCGGGAAGGTGAATTAAGATGTTTACTATTGAAAGAAGAACAGTCGATTTTGATGGCTGCTTTCCGGAAGACATAGAGCAGTATTACCAAATAGCGAATAGATTTTTAAATCTAAGTACAGAGGATTATGCTTCAGCTTTTGAAATAAGTAAAAAAGCCTGGGTATTAGCTGATAGATGGGCAAATATATCTGCAAATGTAGGTAAATTAGCACTCAGTAATAAGGTTAATAAAACAGATTTAAAGGATTATTGCTACCGCAAATATAGACAGATGCAGTATATACATGAGTTTTCAAGAATGCTATGGAATAAAGGTGAACAGGGTTTAAAAGAAAAAAGATTGGGAGGGTAGAACATGGAACAGCTAAAAGTATCACTATCAAACTATTTAGCTGGGCAGGAAATACGATTTGAAGCACAACATAAAGATATATTTTATTATTGCAGATATAAAGTTAACGGAAAATGGGAACATGCTCGGATATGTTTTGAAAATGAGACAGTTATAGTAAATGGACAAGCGATTAAAAGGGGTGTGAGGATATGAGTAAAACGGAGATTCTATTATTTGTTGCGGCAGTGGCAAGCACAATAATAACTCTAAAATTGTATTATGACCAAAATCATGTTAAAAAATCTAAAAAGCATATTTGCATTTACAACGAGTGTGTTCTCTGCTACGAAAAGCCTTGTGGAGAATGCAGTGTAAGGAATGAATGTCAAAGGTGTTGCGGAGAAGATTGTGGAAAGTGCGGCGGATATAGGGAGGTAGAGAAGTGAAAGCTTTAACGATAAAACAGCCTTGGGCGACATTGATTGCCCTTGGTGGGAAAAATATTGAAACTAGAAGCTGGAAAACAAATTATAGAGGCTCATTGTTAATACATGCAGGAAAGACCATTGATAAAGTGGCTTGTAAAATGCCAGAAATCTATAAAGTAATGGAAGATTACCAATATCATACAGGTGTTATTATAGCAAAATGTAATTTAGTAGCGTGCCAGAAAGTAATAGAAGATAGTGGCACATATGCAATAACAGATGGGCGTCTAATGATTACGGATAATGAATATGATTTTGGAGATTACACAGTGGGTAGGTATGCTTGGATATTAAGTAATATAGAGGTATTAGACAAGTATATACCAGCTAAAGGGCAGCTAAGTTTGTGGGAATTTAAGGGGGCTATAGGATAATGATAAATATAGAAAGTCTAGACAAAAGAATCTGTGATGTTGAGCAAACCTCCTCAAATACTCAAACTTATAGAGATTTTATTAGAGAAAGTGAAAAAATGTTTGGTATTGAGCCAGCACCAATAGATAGAATGGACAATGATGAATTAAAAGAATACTTTGATTTTTTAGATTATCTCTGGGAGAAATAAAAAAGGAGTGATTAAATGTCATTTGGCTTAGTTGGAACAGTTGGTTTTGCAGCTTATATAACAGCTTGTAAACCAGCTAGACCTATGACAGCAGTAGCAAGAGGCAAAGAAATTAGCGTATCAGAAATAAAGCGAGAAGAATATATAACTACATCCTTTTCTGAGGATGAAAACTCGATAAATGTTATAGTATCCTACTATTCAAATACAGTTGCTGACTGCGGAAAAACAGATGGAATAGGAGCTAATAATTTAAAATTAAGCAGGGGACATATAGCAATGCCTAAAGAGTATGAATTCGGAACTAAGTTATATTTAGAGGGCATGGGAGTATTTGAGAATCAGGATACCGGTGGAGCAATAAAAAGAATTAACAGTAACACTATAAAAGTAGATATGTATATACCTAATGCAAGTGAAAAATACCTAAAGAAACTAGGAATTAACAAGGTAAGAGGGAAAATAGTAAAATGAGGAGGAAGTCTATGAATCAGTATGAAAAAGAACAGCAAATAATTGAATGGCTTAAAGATTATGAAGCTTATAAATATAGCATAGAGAATTTAAAAGAGTTAATTGAGGACATAGCAGATGAAGGCATGGGAATAGATTATAGCAGAGATAAGATAAGCCCAACAAATAAATATAACAGTGATACTGAAAATAAGGCAATAAGAATGGAAAAGTTGAATATACAAAAGAGAATTAAGTCTATGGCTAACGTTGTAAATGCTGTTAATAAAGCCATGGGGAGCTTAACGGAAATAGAAAGAATGATTATAAAATATAGATGTATAGAGAATAAATTTTATTATCAGTTTTGCTATAAGCTCAGTTTAGGGGAAAGAACTGCCAGACGAAAGAAAAAAGATGCATTAAAGAAAATGGCCATAGTTATTTTTGGGGAAGAATAACGAAAAATTCATATATATTGGAATAAAATTGAGAATTATTCTTTAATAACAGAAAAGTATGGTATAAACTAGATACTGATATAAGACTTTTAATAATTTTAAAGAACATTTTTATACCAGTAAACTTAAATGGGGGAAAATGGGATGAAAAATAAAAAAAAATTTATGGATTTTATGATTATATGTTTAATTTTAATTACATGTTTTGTCCTGTTCAATGGGGCGAGCCAGCAAGTTATAATTGGCTTATTTAGCAAGGTTATTAAAGTGAGTCCAACTACTGTTATTTCATTAATAGCACTAACCTTGTCATTTTTGAACTTTATTGAAAATCATAGAAAAGCAAAAATCATAACATCTGTTGGTGAAAATATAATTATAGCAAAACGAACAGATGGACCAAATTCAGATTTAATGCATATACCAGTAACTTTTACAAACTTAGGTTCTTTAAATGCTGTGATTAAAAAATGCCAAGTTGAAATATTTGGAACTAATAATACTAATCCAGATTTGAAGTGGACTATAAATTGGTCTTTCTTTTGTAAAACAGAAGGAGGTAATTGGGAAAATGAGAGCATTGTATTTCCAGTATCCATAAATGGCAAATCAAGCTTTTCTAAGATAATTACATTTTCCGAAAATACTGGGTTGCCATTCCACTTGATTAGTGGAGATTACATCATGATATTCAGAGTATGGATTTATGGTAAAGATGATTGCATTTCAGAGAATAACTTCTCATTTAGTGTTTCAACTGAAAATGAACGTGAACATATACAGAACACCCCATCTCATCATACTCACATTAAAATCAAAAAACTATAATAATTTTGCACACCTTATTATTTAGTATTGAAAAGTGCAGTATTTTTATATTGAGTTAGTTCTTATTTCAAAAATTATAAACTTGGCAAGATTTTGGCAAGCTGACATATAAAAAATATGAGAAAATAGTAATATAAGATTTTCGGTTGTTAGCAGGGCCATACAAACCTGGTAACAGCAAATCAAGTTAATTCCCCTTAGTTTAGCACTCTAGAAATAGGGTGCTTTTGTTTTATGAAAAATTAGTGGTGGCGGAATAGGTAGACGCTGGGACTATCCATCACGGAGGAGATAGTAGAGGCAGGTGAACCATGTAAGGTGCAAATCCTTACCCACTATTTAGAAATAGGAGATTTTTAGGAGGATTGAAAATGAGGTTATGTCAAAGATTCTGTGACGAACATTGTGAAAAATATCCTACTTTAAAAGATAAAAAGAACTGTAAGAGTTATAAACACAGAGTTAAGAACAGCAACGAACTTATTAAAGCCCTTAAGATTATAAGTAGTTTAAAAGAGAAATAGCAAAGAAAGTGGGTGAGAACATGCTAAAAATATATACATGCTATAAGTGCAAAAGATGTAAAAGGGAAACTATACTGCTAACTGAAGAAGTGGAAACAACTAAGAAGGAAGGCAAGTATCTTTGCTGTTCTCACTGTGGATGTAAACGCCTGATTAAAGAAAAAGAAACTGATGACTTTAGAGAGTGCATGAAGGCTAGAAGCTATATAAGAACTAAAGGCGGAGCAATAAGGGAGAAAGAGTAAATTATATTTAAGAAATAAAATAGGTGAAATTAAGTTTTTAATTATTTATTACTATTATTTTTTTATTATTATTATATTATTAAATTTTTAAATGTATAAATTATTGCAAGTATATCTGCAATTAAGTCAGTAAATTTACAAATTAATAAAAAATAATTCGTTTTGTGCAGGAATACTTTTTTTAGCGTAGAAATTATTACTCTGGGGTGAAAGTTATGGATAAAAAGAATATAAAATGGGTAATAGGCATTTTCATTGGAATTATAGCGGAGCTTATTTTTATAATTATACTTATTAGCGCATATAAGCTATCTAATGATATAAACGTAACTAATATAATTTCAATAACTTCAGGAGGAATTTCTATAGCGTTATCTTTTGTTGCAATTTGGATAACATTAAGCCAAGGAAATAATTCCAATATTATTAATGTAAAATCACAAGATGCACTTAATAAAATAACAGAGAAAATTAATCAAATAGGTATTGATATAAATAATATTGATTTAGATACTTTAGCAGATTCAGTCAATACAATGTTTGACCAATTGCATGAAGACATAAGTACCAAGTTAAAAAATACAAATACAGAAGACTATGAGAAAACTTCAAATATTATAGATCAAAGTATCAATAAGACTAAGCGGGAAACAAAAGATACATTTACCAGTTTAAGTAGTAACAATTCAATAGTGACCGCATTAAAACAGTACTTTGAACAATATAATAAGCTTACGGATGAACAAAAGGAAATAGTATCAAAATCTTTACCTTATACTAAAGGATTTAAGTTAATTTTCAAAGAGGGAAAAGTTTATACTGAACCACTTATTAAGAAAGATGAGAGCTCTTCATAGGGGTCTTTTTTATGTATAAAATACTTTCTATTGAAGAATATAATATAGAAAGGAGATTGCTAATTATGAAGAATAACGATAAAGAAAAGAATAATTTAGAAAATCCATCCAAGGATTCAGTAAATACAATGCTAGCTTATGGATCTACAGGCTTAGGATTAAGTATTATTGGAGATGGTGCAAATGAATCTAAGCTTGGGAAAGAAGTAAAAAATAAAGAAAATAAACGTTAAAGGATATAAACTCAAATGGCAATGAATTTTAGAATCAAATGAATATATCTAAGAGCTCACACTAAGGGCTCTTTTTTTATGCATAAAATAAATTACCGATTAGGGCAGGTGAGGTGATGTGGGTAGAGTAAGAAGCCCAAACAGAGATAAAGCTAAAAAAATGTATTTAGATTCCAATAAAACAATGCTTTGCAAAGATATTGCTAAAAAACTTGGTGTATCTGAAAGCCAAGTAAGAAATTGGAAAGCAAAGGACGATTGGGATAATAAAAATAAAATTGCGCAATCAAAAAAGAAAAGTTGCGCAACTAATAAAAATATTAATAAAAAAGTAGAAGCTAGTAAAGTTATAAATGAAGAAAATAATACATCATTAGAAATTGATGAACTCACTGAAAGACAAAGATTATTCGCTGAAGAATTTGTAAGAGTACCTATTGCATATAAGGCTGCTATAAAAGCTGGCTATTCATTAAATTGCGCATTTATGGAAGGCTCTAGGTTGATGAGAAATGATAAGGTAAAAGCATATATAAATTACCTTAAAAAACTTAAAAGGGAGTCTATAATGCTGGATAAAGAAGATATAGTTGATAAATATATGAGAATTGCCTTTTCAGATATGAATGATTATGTAGAATTTGGACAAGAAAGATTACCTATGACATCAGCAGGAGTTCCGGTAATGATGAAAAATCCTGCAACTGGTAAGGATGAAATATTAACTCATATGGTGAGTTCAGTAAGGCTTAAAGAAAGTTTTGAAGTAGATGGAGAAATAATCACAGAAATTAAAGCTGGTAAGCAAGGTGTTAGCATTAAGCTTGAGGATAGGATGAAAGCCTTAGAATGGTTAACAAATTTCTTTGAAATGAATCCTTTGGATAAGCATAAAATCGAGTATGACAATGCAAGGCTTGAACTTGAAAGAAAGAAAGTTGAACTAGCAGCATTGAAATCAGGAGAAGACCCAGAGGAAGAAGTAGAAGATGATGGATTTATTGATGCATTAAAAGGAACAGCTCAGGAGGATTGGTCAGATGAAGAAGATTAAAGCAGTCTTTAAATTTAAACCATTCTCTAAAAAGCAAAGAAAAGTACTTAATTGGTGGACTGAAAATAGTCCCGTAAAAGATGCTGATGGAATTATTGCTGATGGTGCCATAAGGTCAGGCAAAACAGTATCCATGGCATTAAGTTTCGTAATATGGGCAATGGAAACTTTCGATAGTCAAAATCTTGGTATGTGTGGTAAAACCGTTGGAAGCTTTAGACGTAATGTATGGTTTTGGCTTAGACTTATGCTTTTAAGCAGAGGTTATAGATATAAAGATCATAAAACCGAAAATTACATCGAGATAGCTAAAAATGGTAAAATAAATTATTTTTATATTTTTGGCGGGAAAGACGAAAGCTCACAAGATCTTATACAAGGTATTACCCTAGCAGGTATATTCTTTGACGAAGTTGCACTGATGCCTGAAAGCTTTGTTAACCAGGGTACTGGACGTTGTTCAGTAGAAGGCTCAAAGTTTTGGTTTAACTGCAATCCAGATGGGCCTATGCACTGGTTTAAAGTAAACTGGATTGATAAGGCTAAAGAGAAACATTTATTATATCTTCATTTTGTAATGGATGATAACTTAAGTTTATCTGAAAAGAAAAAAGAACAATATAGAAGATGGTATGTAGGAGTATTCTTCAAAAGATTTATTCAAGGACTTTGGGTAATGGCTCAAGGTGCAATATTTGATATGTGGTCAGAAGAAAATGAAATAACTGAATCTGAACTGCCATTAGGATATAAATATACTGCTCAAAGATATATTTCCATAGATTATGGTACAACTAACCCTATGGTTTTTTTAGATATATGGGATGATGGAGATACTTTATGGGTAGTAAATGAATATTATTATGACAGTAAAGAAAAAGGTTCACAGAAGACAGATAAACAATATGCAGATGATTTAATAAAATTTATTGGAGAAGATTACCCAATAGCAGTAATACTAGATCCATCTGCAGCAAGCTTTAAAGTAGAAATGAGGAGCCGAGGTTACAGAATAAAAGATGCAGATAACGAGGTATCAGATGGTATTAGAATGACCTCTACGATGATGGCACAAAGAAAAATAAAAATTGTAAAAGATAAATGCCCAAGAACTTTAAAGGATATAGCTTCATATGTATGGGATGAAAAAGCAGCTGAACGTGGTGAAGAAAAACCTTTAAAAGTAAATGACCATGGCGATGATGCACTAAGATATATGGTAAAAACAATAATCAAACCAAGAAGATTAGCTGGTTAAAGTGAATATATACAGTAATATACATATATTTTTGTATATATATGCATGTATAAAACACTAATTGAGAATGAAAGATTTAATTTTTAAATCCCAAATTTAAGAAATGGCTTAATATCAATGGTTTTAAGCATAGTAAATTAGTAACTTCGCTAAATGTAAATTTAGTGACGAAGTTGTGGGAGGAACATAATGGAAGATAAAATAGCTCAAGATTTTATCAAAAGTGCTTTAGAACTAGGACAGGAACTTTTAGATAAAGACAATCTAACAGAAAAAGAAGAAAAGTTTTTATTGGAATTAGATAAAGTTACAAAAAGTGTAGAAGGTTAACAGCCTTCTTTTTATTTTGTAAAGAAAGGAGGTTTAGCATTGAGTAAGAAAAAGAAATATAACAGAGATTCACAACCAAATACTAAAAAAGTGGATAATAATACTAATAAAAATCATATTAAGCCTCCTAAAGGGCTAACTACAGATGCATTTTCTAACGTGCTTGCAAGGTTAGGATTTAATACTGCTAACCTATTAGAGGGCACAGAATATCCAATGACAAGGCTTACTAAAGACTATCAATTAATGAATAGCTTGTACAGATCACATTGGATAGTTAGAAAAGTTATAGATACAATACCTGAAGATATGTGTAAGAACTGGATTACAATAACTTCACAGCTGGAACCAAAGCAATTAAAAAGATTAGAAAAATTACAGAGGACATCCAGATTAAAAGCAAAAGTGCTTGAAGGACTTAAATGGGGAAGGCTTTATGGTGGAGCTGGAGGGTTAATATTAATTAAAGGACATGAGGATATATTAGACCAACCTTTAAATTATGATGATATTATGCCAGATTCTTTTAAAGGACTATATATAACTGACAGATGGTCCGGGATAATACCTGGGACAGATTTAGTTGTAGATATATCTGATCCTGAATTTGGACTGCCAGAGTATTATGAAGTTACTACTGAAGATGGGCAAACAGTTAAAGTGCATCACAGTAGAATAATAAGATTTACAGGCAGACAGTTACCTTATTGGGAAAAACTAGCTGAAACTTATTGGGGAGCCAGCGAAGTAGAAATAATCTTTGATGAACTTAAAAAACGTGATAATACAAGCTGGAATATAGCCCAATTAGTTTTTCTGGCTAATTTAAGAGTACTAAAAATGGCAGATATAGGGGAAATGCTTGCAACAGGCAACGAAAAGTTACAAGAACAAGTTTATAACACTTTACAAGCTCAGAATTGGCTTATGAGTAATATGGGATTATATGTGCTAAATAAGGATGATGAATTTGATACAAAACAATACACATTTTCTGGACTAAATGATATATATGAAAGCTTTATGATGGATTTAGCAGGAGCCTGTGAAATACCAGTAACAAGACTATTTGGAAGAAGTCCGGCTGGATTGAATGCAACTGGTGAAAGCGATATGCAGAATTATTATGATACAATTCAAGAAAAACAAGATGCAATACTCTCACCTATAATAGATAAGCTATTACCAATACTTTTTATGAGTGAATTTGGTGCAATACCTGATGATATGGATTATAATTTTAATCCAATTAGAACACCTGATGATAGCGAAATCGCCGATTTAGTAGGTAAAAAGACAACCGCAATAAATGATGTATTTAATTCAGGAATAATAAGCCAAAGGATTGCTTTAAAAGAGTTAAGGCAAATGAGCGACACAACAGGAATGTTTACAAATATTACTGATGAAGATATTCAAAATTCAGATGATACAACTGATATTGGCGAAGTTGTTCCAAATGGGGGTATAGATAATGATTCAGAAGAATACAGCGAAGGACCTCTGGAAACCCAAATTAAGAATAGAAAAGATGTACAAACAGGCTTTAAAGCAAATGATGAAAAGTTTAGAAAAAAGATTAATTGGCTTGTACGAACCTTTAGACATTCTAAAGGAAATTAAAAATTATATCAATAACAAAGATTTTAATAAATATGCTAGTGCTGCAGCAATGAAAATGGTAACTCATTTATTTACAGATGCAGGCCATACATGGCGTGAAGCAGCAAAAGAAAATAGTAAAGGTAAATTAATCTATGAAGCATTACAAAAAGAATTGAATGGATCATTAGGCGGAGATGTGCGATATCAAATTGAAAGAAATGCAGCTATAATAAAAACTTTACCATTGGATATTTCAAAACAAGTAACAGAACATATTGCAACTGAAAGTTTAAATGGGAAAAGGGCAACAGAAATAGCAGAGGAAATAAAAGAAATTTTCCCAAGGACAACTAAAGCTAAAGCTGGATTAATTGCAAGGACGGAAGTTTCAAAGACATCAACAGCTTTAACAAAAGCCAGATCAGAAAACATGGGTATTAATTGGTATGTGTGGCGAACTTCAGAAGATAGCCGAGTGAGATCATCACATAAACATATGGATGATGTATTGATTAACTGGAACAACCCACCTTCACCAGAAAAGCTTAACCATGAAAGGTCAGTTGGTAACTACCATGCAGGTAATATTTATAATTGTAGGTGTTACCCTGAGCCGTTAGTGACTTTGGATTACATTAGATGGCCGCATAAAGTATATTATGCTGGTAAGATTCAAACTATGTTTAGAAAGCAGTTTGAAGCTATTATGTAGGAGATGAATAAATGCTATTCAGGAACAAAAAATCAACAGGATTACCATATAGTAATTTAAAAATACCAATGCCGCCTGTAAAACCGCTTAAACAAGAAAAATTAATTACATCTGAAAAAATTGAGGACCTAAAAGGGTACATTGATGCGGCTATAAAATTAGGGTTGTCATTTATTATTTACAATAGGAATATAGGAACCGAAGAAATACCTATAATTGTTTATTGTTTTGAATTAGTAGGGGTAATATAAATAATTATAAAATAGATTAAGTCTAAAATGTATATATTCAACAATATTCATTTTATGTTTAAAAAACAATTTGAAAGGATTATGTGATATGAAATTATTAATATCAATTTTAATTATTATATTTGGAGGTATGGCTATAATAGCAAGCTATTTTATTTTTAACATACATCCAAGTACATATAATTTTTTCGCGGGTATTGTTTTCATGTTGTTAATAATTTTAGCTGTATATAATGCAAATAGTTGTTAAACTAAAAATGTATATATTTACTAATATACAATAAATATTGCATAAATATACTGCATAAAAGCATAAAAAGGGAACGAAGTAAATTTAACTTCGCTTTTTTATTTCATAAAAATACTCATAACTATAGATATATCAATAGATTGCATGAAATTTGTCAATATACATTAAATATCTATTTAGCGAAGTTACAAGAAAAGAGTTGAGGATATGGAAGATAATAAAAAGGCACCAGCAGTAAATCATAAAAAAGGGAAAGAAAATAAAAAAAATATAATTGATACTGAGCATATTGCCAATAATTTAACTCAAGAGAAACTATTTAGAGACAATGTATTTAATACAATTCAAAAAATGCAGAGCGAAGGACTAGAAGTTGAAGTACAGTATCAGCAAAGCGACAAGTTCTTTTCAGCGTTTATCATAGGTAGAAAGGAAGTAAGTTGATGGAAAATGGATATGATAATTCAAATTTAGAAAATATGAGAAAAGAGAATATAAATAGGAGAAAATTAATGGTAGAAATATTCCTTTCAACTAAGCCACAAGAGAATAAGGTAATCATAGAAGGGACAGATGTTACCAATAGGTTATATAGTGTTAAAGTAGAAAATATAGCTGCAAAAGCTCCAACAGTAGAATTAAAATTTTTACCTGACAAAATAAAAATAACCGGTGATGCTGCAATTATAAGAGATAAAGATATTGAAGATTTTACAAATGATGAATTACAGAATGAAGTGCTCAAAAGGAGAAAAGTAATTGTTAATAATAATATAACCGTATCATTTAGTAGTAACATGGATGAAATAGCTAATAAAGTATATAGAAGAATAAGAGCATTACTAAAAAGAGATTAAGTCTTAGGAATAAGGCTTTTTTATTTTGCTTTGAAAGGGGGTGAGAGACATGAAAGCTTATTACGGTAGTAAATTTAGTCCTAACATGACAGAAACACCTGAGGGATTTCTAGTATGTCATAACGTTCCTATAGCGCGTACTGGCTGGTATGAGTATTTGGGTGATGAAATAGGCGCAGATGGTAAAGAAGGACAAATAGTAAAAGTTTATAGAGATCCTGAAGAAGTATTTAAACCTGCTGCAATGGCAAGTTTTGAAGGAAAACCTACAACGGATGAACATCCAATGGAATGGGTAACCCCTGAAAATGTAGCAATTTATTGTAAGGGCACAGCACAGAATATCAGAAGAAGTGCTGATGAACCTGACTTGTTAATTGCTGATTTAATGATTTATGATTCTAATCTAATATCTGAAATAAAAAGTGGTAAACGTGAAGTTTCTTGCGGATACGACTGTGTTTATGTAGATAACGGAGACGGAACATATTCACAAAGGCAAATTTGCGGTAACCACGTAGCTGTAGTTAAAGAAGGCAGAGCTGGTAGCCGTGTTGCAATAAAAGATTCTAAATCTCAGAAAAAGGAAGGAGAAAAGAAAATTATGAGTAAAAAATTAGCATTTCCTAAAGCAAACTCTAGAGTAACAGATATATTAGCTGCTCTAGGATTAAAACATTATGCCACTGATGCTGAACCAGAAGAAATAATGGATGCAGTAAATGCAATGGCAGAGGAGAAAGGAGAATTAAAAGAAAAGGAAGATGGCACTGAGGAAAAGAAAGATCCAGAAACAAAAGATTCTGATCTAGAAAATAAAGATGATCCATTAAAAGCACTTGCAACTAAGGTTGATAAATTAACTGAAATAGTTACTAAGTTAGTTGAAAGTGACAAAGAAGTCCATAAAGAAGTTAACCCAGAAGATGCTATTGACAATGTAATAGCTGAATTATCAAAAGATCCTAATAAGGATGATGATGTACCGGATGAAGAATCTGTGACAATTTCACCTGAGGAAATGAATGAAGATGATGCCCCAGTTGCAGGCGAAAAGGATAAGCCAAAGAATCCAATACCAGGTGAAGATAATGCTTATAAAATTGCTGCACTAAAAGCTATGAAACCAGTAATAGCTGCAATAACAGATCCAGAAGCTAAGAAAAAGGCATGTGATGCACTTATTGCAAGTGTAAAAAAGCCTGCTGCTAAAGATAAAAACACTTATGCATCTATAGTAAACAGACAAAAAAAAGCAGCAAAAGATAAACAAAACAAAGATACAAAAGAAAAGGATTATTCAAAGCTAGGTAAAGATATAGCAAAAAAATATAATCCACATTACAAGGAGGTAAAATAATATGCCAGGAAGTGTAATCGGAAAATTAATGAACCTTGGGTATGCAGGAAGCGTATCAAGAAGTGCCGAGGCAATAATTGATAACAGAACAGTAAAGAGTGTATTAAACGCAGGAAATGAAACAGAACCTTCGATTAATTTCGGAGATCCAGTTATTTTAAATAGTGATAACACTTATAGTAAATTTGGTGCAACCGGAACTATGGCTGCATTTATCGGTGTTGCTGTTAGAGAAGTTAAACAGGCAACTGATTACTTTGCTACAACAGGGGCATATTTGCCAGGACAACCAGCTGATGTTTTAGCTAGAGGAGATATAACAGTAGTTTGCAATGTTGGCACCCCAACAGCAGGAGGAAAAGTTTATATTCGTACAGTTGCAAATGGTGCTATACCAACAGGAGTAGTCGGTGGATTTGAAGCAGCAGCAGATGGAACCAATTCAATTGAAATAACTAATGCAAGATGGACAACTGGAAATATTGATTCTAATAAAGTTGCAGAAATAACATTACTTTCAAGAAATAACTAATATAAAGGAGGACGAATAAATGTTAGTTGGAGATAAACAAGTATTTTCAATCGGCGGACGTGGGATAGCAACTACTGATGCAGCAATATCAAGCGGAATGGCTTTCTTAACAGGTGAACTTGAAAAGAGAGACCCTAGATTATTAGAGCCATTAACAAGTGTAACTTGGATGAGAGATATAGTAGCAAAGACAGGTGGAGGATGGATTGAATTCTCTAGCAATTACTTTGTAGACTATGCTTCAACAGGCGGAAATGAAAATGGAATAATTGGTGGACAAACTGATAATATTCCTATCATGCAGGCTAATGTAAATAAAGATACTTTCAAAGTATTCACATTTTCAAATATACTTAAAGTACCTTTCGTTGATCAGGCTAAATTACAGGGCATAGGCAGGAGCCTAGATGATATCTTAGATAAAGGTATCAGATTAAATTATAACAAATCTATAGATAACATAGTTTATTTAGGATTACCTGGCAATAATGTTTATGGCCTTGTAAATAACCCAGCAATTGCTGCTACAACTGCTGCAGTAGGTGCAAGTACACATACACAGTGGAATTATGCCGGAGCACCAAAAACACCAGATGAAATACTTTATGATATAAATAAAGTTATCACAGACACATGGACAGCATCCGAATATGATTTAACTGGCATGGCAAACCATATTTTAATTCCACCAGCTCAGTATACTTATTTAGTTAATACCAAAGTAAGTAATGCTGGGAATATTTCAATTCTTCAGTATTTATTAGAAAACAATATAGCTAAAAATCAGGGCAGAGATTTATCAATTGAGCCTTCAAGATGGTGTATAGGAGCTGGAACTGGTGGCACAGATAGAATGGTAGCATATGTTAATGATGAAGATAGAGTTAACTTTGATTTACCAGTACCACTAAGCAGAGTAATGACTCAACCTGATGTTACACAATTAGCATATTTAACAGCATATGCAGCACAATTAGGGCAGGTTAAGTTCCTTTATAATCAATGTGCTAAATATATAGATGGAATTTAAGGAGGACTTGTATAATGAGAATATTTGCACGAAAAGCATTTGAATTTGAAAATTCAGATGGAGAGAAAGTCACAGTTAATATGGCTTCATTTGCAACTATACCAGATTGGGCAGAAAAGACACCAATATTTGCTTTAGCTTTAAAAGATGAAAGCATAGTTGTAATAACTAATAAAGAGGATGAAAAAAAGGTTGAAGTAGCACCTGAAAATCCAAAAGCAACAAATACACCTGCTGGAAAGTAGGTGATTTTTTATGTCTGGTTTAATTGGGGATGCTTCTAACATAATAGTTGGGAGCAATCCTTCCTATGTTTATACAGACTTTACAGATGATTACCCACAATTTAATTCAACAATAATACCCCAAATACTAGTTGAGAAATATATTAATCTGGCTCATTCATGTATAAAAGAAGCTAGATGGCATGATATGTGGAATATTGCAATGGGATGGTTTGTTGCCCATTTCTGTTCTCTATATGTACAAGGTACTGCAGATGCAAATAGTGCCGCAGGTGCTGTTATTGAAGCAGGAAAAGCTAAAGGATTAGATGTTTCGCAAAGTGTTGGCGGGGTTTCAGTAACTACTGATTATAATGCTATAGGTCAAGACTTGGACGGATGGGCAGCGTGGAAGTTAACTATTTATGGCCAGCAATTAGCAACTATGGGCAAGCTTGTTGGAATGGGTGGAATGTATGTTTATTAGGTGGTGATATTATGATTGAAAGTTTTGCAAAAATGGCTATAACAAAAGATTTAACAGGTGACATTCTAAAATCTTTAAATGAATTAGCAGATAAAAACGTTTATGTCGGAGTACCTGAAGAAGAAAACGCGCATGAAGGAAAATCAGTGCATGAAGACATAACAGATGCTCAATTATTATATATCCACACCCATGGAATAAGAAATCAAGACATGATAAAAGAAATGCAACATGACATAGACCATGGTATGCCTTATTCGCAAGCACATGAGTTATATGTTCATGAGCATGGTTCTCCTTTATGGCAATCACCACCTAGACCAGTACTTGAACCATCTATAAATAATAGTAAAGAAATAATATCAGAACAAATGAAGAAAGCTGCAGGATCAGCGTTAGATGGTGGAGAAATTACAACTGAACTTAATAAAGTTGGTATGCTGGGGCAAAATGTTGCCAGAGCATGGTTTACAAATCCAGATAACAAATGGGAGCCTAATACAGCAGGTACAATTAAAAGAAAAGGCAGTGATAAACCATTAATTGATACTGGAGAATTGCGTAAATCCATTACTTATATAGTAAAAGAAGGAGGCCATGAATAAATGATTAACCTAAGCAGAATAGTTTTAGGAAGAAATAAACAATCTTTTACTGTATATAGGAAAACGGGGCAATGGGCAGGAGGAAGATGGCAAGAAAGTGAAAATCCAATAACACTAGAAGGAACTATTGTACCCGATAATCCAAAAGATTTAGACCAGGTACCTGAAGGAGATAGAGTTAAAGGAATAATAACAGTATATTGTCCTCAACAAATATATACCACTCATGCCATTAGTGATGGTCAGCAAGGTGCTGGTACATCTGACCAAATAGAATGGCATAGTGAAAGATATAGAGTTTATTCTACACAACCATTTATAGATTATGGCTTTTACAAAGCTATTGGTATAAGGATGGTAAGTGAATAATGGCAGATACAGTATTAACTTTAAAGCAAATTGAGGATATTTTTTTTACTTTAACTTGTCAAATGTTAGGGTTAGATCCAACTGCACCAGATAATCAAGGCAAAATCAGATTAGCATGGCCAACAACAGGAGCTCCAGCATGGAAAATATCAGACGATATTGTTTTTTTAAGAATAACACCACAAGATGATAAATTAACACGTCAACAGGATATTATTTATAATCCTAATGATGATTTAAATACCACAAAAGAAACAGGATATACAAGAGTTCATAAGGTTGACTGGACTTTATATGGTCCCAATAGTTATGATAACGCAGACTTAATTAGATTTAATATTTTTAAAGAAGATTATTCCAATATATTAAAAACGAATAATCTTTTTTTAATAACAGATGTCCCAATGCCAGTCAGATTGCCAGAATTATATAATGGCCAATGGTGGGAAAGAACAGACTTTAATGCCACTTTTAACGAAATGGTAGTAAGAAGAGAAACTGTGCCTTACATTAATAGCACAGACTTTAGAATAATTTCAGACAGATAAAAGAGATTTAAGTATCTCTTTTTTTATTTTCATGAAAGGAAGGGATAAAATGAACACTTTACCTTTAAGCGACATTGTTAATATTAGCGTAAATGTTGGCCCGGTATCTTCAATACGAAGTGGATTTAATCTTGGGTTAATAATAGGCAAATCAACAATAATAGATGCTGCAACAAGAGTAAAGACCTATTCGAAACTTTTAGATATGACTGCAGACGGATGGCAGGGAACGGAACCAGAATATTTAGCTGCTCAGATGTATTTTTCACAAGTACCAAGACCTTTAAAAGTAGCTATAGGACTGTGGGATGGAACAGGTACAGAAACAGCAGTTGAAGCAGTGACAGCATGTAGAACTGCTAATAATGAATGGTATGCTTGCACGGTTTGCGGAGCTGCTAAGTCTGATATTATTGCAGTTGCTACATATATAGAATCAGCAATTCCAGCTTCAGCATATTTTTACACAACAGCTGATGCTGATGTACTTGCAGGCACTGCTGGTAATGTTATGGATACGCTTAAACAAAATAAAATTCATAGAAGTATTGGACAATATTCCACAACAACAGATGCCGTAGTAGCAATCATGGGTTATGCAATGGGAGCAAATACCCAAACTGCTGATTCAGCATATACATTAGCAGATAAACAGGAAGTAGGAGTTTCTCCGGAATCTCTAACAAGCACTCAAGTAAATTTAATAAAAAATACTAATGGAAATTACTATGTAAATTATGGCGCTACTTATAATTTATTTGAAAATGGAGTAATGGCAGATGGCACTTATTTTGATGAATTGCTTAACTTGGATATATTAACGAATAATATTCAAACTGCAATTATCAATACATTTACAACATTGCCAAAGGTGCCGCAAACTGATGATGGAGTTTCAACTATTACAAATGCAATAACAACACCTCTTGAAAAGGCACGTTCCATTGGATTTATTTCACCAGGTATATGGAATACTGCAGGTGTGCTTTCTGTAAAAACAGGAGATGTTTTAACCAGAGGTTATGTAATATTGAATGATACAATAGCAAATCAATCGCAGGCTGACAGAGATGCCAGGAAGTCACCACCTATATATATATTAGTTAAGCTATCAGGAGCAATGCAGAATGTAGTAATTGGCGTTTATGTCAATAGATAAGGGGTGAGAAGATGAATTATACAACATATAGTTTTGAAGATGTTAATATAGCATTTAGCTGTAATAGCGTAGGCGCTGCAAGTTCAAAAGGCGCAGGCTTAGGAAGTATTGCTATTGCAATGGCAAATGAGAGGACAGCACATGAAGTTGCTGCTGATGGCAGTGTTATGGTATCAAAAATAATTGCCAATAATGGAACTATAGCTATTGCAATGCAGCAAACTTCAAAGCTTCATAAATATTTATTAGCTTGGTACAACTATATAAATAGTCCAGATGCACCACTTACTGATTGGACAAACATGAATATAAGTATTAGATCAAATGCTATGGGAGAGTTAACTAATTGTACAGGAGTTTCACCACAGAAATTACCTGATAAGCCATATCAAGCACAAGGACAGCAGATAACATGGACACTTATGGTAGCAGAAATAACTCAAGCTAATATATAGGAGGTAGTTTAAATGGAACAAAGCGTATTGTATAAGGACATAGAAGTAAATGGGCGTAAGTTTAGATTGGGCAAATTTGATGCTAGAACAGGCTCTTACATGCTTTTTAAATTAGTTGGTATATTAACACCAATATTTAAAAATATTGATACAAAGAAAGATGTAAAAGATATTAACATAGAAGATATAAATTTAACTGAAATGCTTTCTAGTTTAACAAGTTTACCTGAAAAAGATTTTAGATATATTCAAGATAACTGCTTAAGAACAGTTAAAGAGTTATTACCAGGTAATGCACCTCAGGTACTAGATGAATTTGGTAATTATGGAATATTAGATGCTGAATATGATACAATGCTAATTTTAAATTTAACAGTCCAAGCTTTGATTTTTAATGTATCAGGTTTTTTCAGCGAAAACCTCTTGGATTCTATAACCGAGAGGTTGAAGGATATATCCCCGCAAACTTCCCAAACATAAATACATTTGTATATGCACCAGTAATAGCAGGAATGTGGCAACAGCATGAGATATGGGATGGGACTTATTCTTTAGATGATTTATTAGATGCACATGAAATATTAGCTGTAAAAAGAGAAAATGAAGATAGAGCACGTGAAGCTGCAGAAAGAGAGGTGTGATAGTTGTCATTAGATGTTATTAAACAGTATTTGGTAGGGATAGGATTTAAAGTAGATTCAGAGACATTAAATAAAGCAAAAAAGTCAATGAATGATGCAGATAATTCAGTTAAAGATTTTACAGATAACAGCGGTAAGAACTTAACTGCTATGCAAAAATCAATAA